CTCCGTTAACCAAGGTGATTATCATGAGAGTCTTCTCAACTTTCTCGGCAACTATCAAGGTCATCCGTAAGTCTGGGTTCTACCCAAGCTCGCGGACGGCTTCGTATCTTGCCACCCAGTTGAGCGCCGTTCTCGAGCTATCCCCCGCGCAGCGTCATGCTGTCGAGGTTATGCTTACGAAAGGCGTCTCTGCGGAGAGGTTGGAGAGTGCGAGGCTAACGCCGGCCGAAGGTCGTTCCTTGCGGAACTTCCTAGAGTGGTACAGTCTCGACACAATGGATGCGTTTAAACAACGCGCCTTTGTTGTATCCAACCTGAATACAGGTTTGACTCTTGTGATCCAAGCATCTTCGTCCGTCGTCGTAGAGAATATAGAATTCTCGAAAAACGGTGTACGTAAGGTGTCATGGGTGAAAGCCACTGAAGAGATAGTCTCGGCCGATATCGCAGAGAATGCGAGATGGGCTGAGAAACTCACGCCTCCGGATTCAATCCGCTGGGATGAGCTTACTCTTGGTGTGGATAGCACGCTTACCTTGGAAAACGAGAAGAAGACCGTCTAGGCCTCTCTTACGAGAGACCTTGGACAGGGCTTTCGGCCCTGCCCAGAACAGATCGGGCATTTTCATGTCCGAGGGGTGTTCAGCCCCGAAGACCTAACGAGAGAATCACATGAGTAACAAGCCTTCGCTACAGCACCCTCCGCTAGAGATCTGCCCCGGCTGTAATAAGCCGTGGTACAGATGTCTTTGCAAATGGGCGCCGGTGCAAGGGGACTGGTTTCTCTTAAAATCTCTTAGTCAGGTTGTGAATGAGGGTCGCGTTAAGCTCCCCTCGAGTGATGCGAATGGCCATAAGCCTGAAGCAGATCTCGAAACCCTTACCCGGGTGAACTGGTGTGATACAGTTTTCCTGGAGAAAGGTTCAGTGCGCTTGTGACTGTAGGTACCATTGAAACCTCCGGGCGACCCCAGTTCGACACGACACTCGTGAAGACGCCCCCAGGCAGCATAACTGCTATGGGAACGTATCCGATCGGCTCATACTATAAAAAAGTATGGACCGGTGCGGATTACCCTATAACGAAACCCCAGTATGAGAAAATCTACTGGCGGGATCCTTATGTGGGTAAGCTTCATGTGTATAAGCGTCGTCTGGATAAGCCCGTTCGGGTTAAAACGGACTTCCATAACTATACGTGTTCCATCACCAAGTCTTTTGACGACTGGGGCCAATACACTTATACTGAGTTTGGTGGGTCGTACGTAGAAGTACGTACGCTTACCACGACGGAGTATGGTGCTGGGTTCTCGGTCGCCGGTGAGTGGAACGCCAACGACACACTCGCTCTGCAGGGGAAGCTCCGAGAGGCGATAGCAGGTTCCGATTTCAACATGGGCGTCTTTCTTGGCGAAAGCCATCAGACGCTCAGGTTGATTGGTGACTCTGCCTCCCGCATCTATAAGGGGCTAAAGCTGGTAAAGAGAGGGAATATCGTTGGTGCTGCGTATGCGCTCGGTGGTGGCAAAGCAGTTAAACGTCTTAGTCCGCGAGCAATCGCTTCTAAGACGCCTGCGTCCGCTTGGATCGAGCTGCAGTATGGGTGGAAACCTTTACTTGATGATGTTCATGGTGCGGCGCAATTTCTCGCGAAGCAACTTGAATTTCCTCTCGTAAAGACCTACAAGGTCCAGAAACGGAAGCGGCTAACCACAACTACGACAGGGGGAACGCTCGGTGCGGCGTCCTACGGGGAAACCCGTGGACAGCTCATCGCTCGTCTCTCTGAAGCAAGTGTGGCTCAGCTTTCGGGTCTATTGGACCCAGCGAGTGTGGCCTGGGAATTGCTCCCCTGGTCATTTGTGATCGATTGGTTCATTCCGATCGGTTCATACCTCGCTGCTCGCTCTTTGTCTTCTGCTTTGACAGGCGAATTTGTCACAACAACTACACGAAGAGTTGGCGGCCATTTTGCCGTACCGAAGACTCCGCCGGGTATCCCTCCGAGTTACGTTTATCGTACTGATCGACTTGCTCGCGCAAGTCGTGACTACGTGGACGTGACTCGAACGGTCTCGACGTCGCTTTCGGTGCCTTTCCCCAACCTTAAAACGTTGGATAAGGCCCTTTCGTGGCAGCACTGTGCAAACGCAATAGCCCTCTTGACCAACTTCACCGGAAATCATCCATGGATGGCTTCGATGGAGGCGCCCTACGAACGTAGAGCTCGTGGCAAGAGATAACTTTTCTGACTCTCTATGGAGACTTAATTGTCTGCAATTAGCAATATCACCGTCTTTGACGGTGCCGCAACCCCCGTCTCGCACACGCTTGTGGCGATCTCTGTTACCCGTAAGGATAACGAGGTCATCGCAGACTGGCGAGAGATGGCTGCCTCGGTTCCTGCATACGCGCAGGTTCGCGCTCAAGCGAAGCTGACGCTCCTCAAGAGCGGCGTGTACAAGGCCGAGTTCCGGGTCGTCGTCCCAGTGATGGAGGCGATTCTGAACCAAAACGCTGCTGGCTATACGGCTGCGCCGAAAGTTGCGTACGAGGACACGTTCATTACGACCGCGTTCTTGCACCAACGTTCGACTGTAACCGACCGCCGGCTGGCCCGACAGATCCTCGTCAACATCGCCGGGAATATCTCGACGTCTGTTGCCGCTTCGACTGCGGGTCCCTTCTCCGAACTGTTCGATCAGCTGGTGATGCCGACGTAAGTCGTCATCGGGCCTCCAAAAGAGGTCTACACAGCTAGTCGAGCCTAGTCCCTAAACTTCCACCTTAAAGGGGTTATTTATGCGTATAACGCGCTGGGACCAGTTGCTCAGAACGGATCAGAGCAATGAGGTTCTCTTTCACCTTTCTCGCTGGCATCTCTCGCAATGTAGCGAGAGCAAACAGGCAAATGAAGTCAAGAATCTCGTTGAGGTTCAAGATCTCTATGGCCTGTGCCACTACAGCCTTAGCTACTCCGATATTACTGTTAACGACTACCGACACCTTCGACAAGTCTTGGCCTTCTTTCAGAAGCGCCGTGACATTGCTCTGGGAATCGATACTCGTGCAGTAGCATGGAGCAAGGCCGTAGAGGCCGAGGCGCTTTGTCTCGAGACGAATCAGATCTTCAGGAAGTACTTTCGAGGTGGGTTTTGTTTCCCTCTCGACGTCGAGTCCGTATTATTTCGGGCTCAGCGGAAAATAAGTGCTATCCTTGGTGATCTGCCTAGCCTCGAGGACTTGAAGCTACGCTTCGGCCCGGGAGCGACTACCCAAGTCAAAAAGAAAGATGCTTCTGCTAGGCGTAAGCTTGCGCAGAAGTTCTCCTGTAGTGAAGACGCTATACGGTACCTTCCGGAACTGTTAGCGGAGTTACCCCTTTGGTCGGGCGTTAGCCTAACAAAGGATTCCGTAACCGTCCCTGTCACCGTGGAACGTGGCAGAGTCGACTTCGTCCCTAAGACTGCGAAGACCGATCGAACCATCGCCGTCGAACCTATGCTGAACTCTATGGTCCAGCTAGCGATCGGCGACTATATGGCCGTCAGACTTCGTAGTGCAGGTGTCGATATTCGTGATCAGACGCGTAATCAACGTCTGGCTCGCGAAGGGTCGATTACCGGGGCCTTAGCAACCCTGGACCTGAGTAGTGCCTCTGATACTATCGCTTCTGGTCTCGTTGAGAGTTTACTCCCTTTCGAGTGGTGGGACTTCCTCCGTGCGTTTCGTACGGGTGTCGTCTCATCTCCAGATGGCGATATTAGGCAACAGAAGTTCTCTTCGATGGGTAACGGTTTCACGTTCCCGCTCGAGACCCTCATTTTCTTCAGCTTGGCGGAAGCCTGCTGTGAATCCGAGGATTACGAGAAGGTCAGTGTTTACGGGGACGATATCATTGTCCCTGTTTATGCTGTGCCTTTGCTGACAAAAGTCCTCACTTCGTGTGGATTTTTAGTCAACGCTTCGAAGAGTTTCTCCTCTGGACCTTTCCGTGAAAGTTGCGGAAAGGACTACTTGCTGGGAACCGATGTCCGTCCTTGCTATATTAAGGACGCTTTATCCGGTCAATCATGCTTCGTGCTGCACAATTTTTACGTGCGCACTGAGCAGCCGGAACCCGCCGCATATATCCGTACATTGATAGATGAAAGTCTAGCAATATACGGCCCAGATGGGTTTGGTGATGGCCACCTTTTGGGTGACTATACTCCAGTACCATCTAATAGGGAACGCGGTTGGGGTGGCTATACCTTCGAGACTTACACGTTTAAGGAGCGCAGAGCCTTCTATAGGCTCGGTGCCGATTACGTTTTTCCTAGCTACTCGATTTACGCAAAGGGGGACTCATCTGAGCTCCCACTGGAGGAGGGGGCTAAAAGCCTCTTCCTCCGCCGTCGATCTCACGGGGCGTTTCGCCCTGAGAGATCTGATGCGAATTACGTATTTCAAAGTGGCCGGGTTAGTCTCGTTGACACCCTCCCGGGTGTTAATGGGTATAAGCGCATCAAGGTCTACACTTTCGGCAAGGGGTCATAAGCCCCTCAGTCGATAGCGTCACCTTTTGACGCTGGAGGTCCTATCGGACATAAATGGAAATGTGCAGCTAAGCAC